TATCATGGTGAAAGTAGCCCCACCCTTTTCTTCCGTAACTTTGGCTATATCCCCTACAACACTCTTAGCCACTTTAGGGGCAGCATTTCTAGTCAATACCTGGGGTAGCTTCTCCCCTACAGTTTTGACGAGGTTGGAAGCTATCTTGTTGAATGAGTATTCTCCCTTTGCAAGGGGAGTCAGAATCTTACGACCAACACCAGCAGCAACGGCTGTTGCTCCTGTACCTTTGGCAGCCGGGCCTAGGGCGTACCGCAGAGCAGATGGGGAACCAAATCCGCCGACAAACGACAGCGGCCCCCACTCCATGATAATTTTCTGTATCTTCTGCCCTTGCTGCTCCACCGACATTTCAGACCAAGGGGTGTTCTCTATATCCTTTAGAGATACCTCATACTGGTTTACCCAGTCTTGCAGGGAGGTTTCGTCGTAGGTAGTTTCTTCTGGGGCGCGGTTGAACGTAACCGTGTTCTTTCCTAGCCGGTCTTGAGGAGAAAGCTGGTTTAGCTTTATTGCCCCGGTGTCTTTGCCGTAGCTGGGGAAGTCTTTGTAGTAAGCAGTTTTCCTCATCTGCTCAGACATACCCAGGTAGAAGTCCATGTCGGACGCTTCATAGTATTTACGAACATCTACCGGGGTTATCTGTTCTGTAGTAGTCCTGTCAGAAACCGGGGAAGTACGTCTGCCCCAGTTCTTCAAGAATTGCTTGTACCAAGGTAACTGTTCAGTAGTGTCTGGCATTAGTACCTCAAAAACTTAGCTTTAGGAGAGATAGCGCCCATAGTATAGCTCGCGGCTCGTTCCCTCTGTAGCCTGTTGTATCTATTGGATTCTACGGTCTTTTCGTACTCGGCTTTACGGGCAGGCTCAAGGTCAATCCACTCTTCAAATCCTACCGGGGACGTTCCCTCTTCTATGCTTTTCAAGTAGTCAGACTCATACTCCGCAGCAAGATAGGGCACATCCTTGTACCTTTGGACAAGACTCTGCTTATACTTGCTATACCCCGGTTGAGATTTATACCACTCTGCGAAGGCAGAGATAGAAGGAGCACCAGTACCAGCTTCTTCCTCTACTACTTCCTGCCGGATGTTTCCAACATTAGATACTCTTGGGTAGCCTAGACCTTGTTCTGCCTCGTAGGTGCCGTAGTCTAAGGTTCTACCAATAGTTTGTGCCCCAATAGTAATGTATTGTCTAACCACCGGGGATACTTCGCCGGTGCCACTAGACTCCAGCCATCTTTGGTATGCCCCAGGGTCTATCTTGGATAGGTAGTCACCCTCAGCGGTCTTAGATGCCTGCAACTTACTTGTCAAAGATAGCATAGCTCTATACGCGGCGCTTTCTTCTTTATCTATGTCTTCCTTTGACCGTAACTCTACCTTAATATTAGAAGCATCCTTAGCGTAGGCCGCGCTGAACCTAGACTGGAAAGACTGTTCTGCTTTACCCTTAGCTTCCACAAACAAGGTTGCTTTCTGGGCATCATCAAGGGCAGAGTAATCAGTGACTCCGTACTTCTGCATGATAAGTTGCTGGTCGTAATCGTTGAGATAAGATAGTGCCTGCTCTATTGCCAGGTCTAGACCAGACTTATAAGAGGCTAGAGGAACCGAGTCCGGCATATACCCGGCTAACACTCTGTCCTGGCTACCGTTGTCCAAGAGTAGATAGTAAGAGTTCACCCACTGTCTGCCCTGTTCTGAGTTGAGCCAGCGCTGGTAAGTGCTCACCGGGATTCTACCCCGGCTGGTTATATAGTATTGACCAGTAGGGTCTTTTGGGGTTACGGCTAAGAGGTCAGTAATCGCTAGACCAATATCGTCTGGCATTACAGTTCACCTCCTCCAGCGTTCATAGACCCCCCAGGCATACCCCCCATCATTTCTGAGGGCATGGTTTCAGTAGGCATACCCGTCGGCCCCGCCGGTAGTCCTGCCCCAGGGTTTTCCATCGACGCCTGCTGCATACCAGCAGTAGGCTGTCGCTGTTGCTGCCCCTGTTGTTTAGCTGCTTCCAGGCTTTGCAGGGCAATCTGTAGCTGCGCCAGGGTAAGGGTAGCGTCTTCAGTTTCTCCTCGCTCCAACTGAGCGTCGAATATAGCCTTGAGTCTGTTGACACTGAGGGAAGCCGCCCACTCAGCATCAATCTTGTTCTCTTCCAGGTCGGTGTCTTCCACCCCGACAATTTCCTGCCGGGACTGGCGAGACAGTAGAGGCTGACCGTAAGCGTCTGGTTGACCAGCAAGTTGAGCCAACTGGTACTTCTGAGCATCATCTTTAGGTAGCGAAGGAGTAATTGAGACTTCGAGAATCCAGTCACTCTTGACTTCGCTAGGTTTGATAATCTGTGCCTCCGGGTAGCCAAAGGGTTCACCCTTGCTAGTTCTGCCGCGAACCGGCAGCGGCTTGAACTTTCCGCTGGCGTACTGTTTAGGTAGAGTAGCAGCAATCAGTCGGTAGGCATCTTCCATGGCAGAAGCATACGGGGCAACTACTGTATCAATAGCCGCCTGCAACTGGTTGATAGCAAACCCAGACAGCCGGAACCCAAGTTCTCCGAGGCTTACATGAGAGAACCCTCCACGCTGGTATTCTCCGCTGACAAACTGTAAGAGATTCATAGCGTCTACGGGCATAGTAGGTTGCAGGATAGGCTTAATATCTTCTCCGACCTGCATCGTAATGACCCCGGCCTTTTCTACCTGGTAGATGTCAGAGTCTACTCTAGGTTCTCCATCATGTGTCCATTCAGCCAGCGGAGTCTTCACACCGCGGGCCACCACAGTTATCATGTCAGAGATTATCTTATTCAGCAGCGGGAAGATTCTACGGTTGGCATCAAATATTGATTCCCCAGAATGGGTGTTAGTAAACTGGTAATCGTCCTGTTGTACATAGGGCATATCACCAGCCTGTATTCTGAACACGGGGCAGTAGTCCAGTCCGTGAAGCTCTGGTTCTACGGCATACTTGTTGCCGATGATAATATAGTGTTCTTTCTCTTCCCAGCAATCATGTAGCTCGGTAGTCTTACTGTTGACCTCTACTCCGTAAAGTTCCTTGGCCTCTTCACGGCTTATTGTACGAGTGTGAACCGTCCAGATGTTACCATTCTTGCCGGGGGCATAGGAAGTATTGTAAGGGTCGAAGGCGTCGATTTCCACGACGGTATCACCTTTTGCGTTCTTGTTCAAGAACACCTTGACGAACACACTACCCCGGATAGACAGGAACCAGGCCAGCGCATTCTTGAGTCTGCCCTGGTTGAGTTTAAGTCTTCTGTCGTCGTTGAGATACAGACTACCATAAATGAACCGTTCCATATTGGAGGCGGTTGTGCGGTCTACAGCATACATAGCATCAGATGGTATCGTAATCTGTAGCTTGGACTGCGTAAGAAGAGACAGACCTTTCTTGGCTAGAATCAAAGGGGCATTGGTGGTATAAGCGAAGTACCCTTTTGCCGCCTTGTATTCTTCCAGCCGGTACAGTTTGAAGTCAGTCTTCCAGCGCTCGCGTAGTTTCATAAACACGCTGTCGTGCTGGAACTCTTCTACTGCTTTAGTAACTTTCTCTGGGTTCTTCAAGATGGGCATTTTTATCCCTCAGACTCTACTTCTTCTGCCTTGGCTTCAAGCTCGTCAAGGCGTATTCTTTCTGGCTTTGGCATACCCGCCCTGGCCCGGAGTTCCTGTTGCCGAAGCATATTGCGCACCCTGGGGTGCAGGTCAGATACTACAATAACCCCGTCGCTAGGGGATACGACAGCAAAGATTTCTCCATTGACTGTCAATCCAATAGGCATCAACTTCTTGATGTTTTCAGCACTCGTATTTTTGAACTCGCTCTGGGTCATTTCCTTCAAGTTTCCCCCTAGTAGTACCGGGTCTTAGATTTACCCTCTTTACGAGGAGTATAGCCCAGCATATCTATCAGGCCATAGGTGACAGCCTTTACTGCATCATTGTTCTTGTCGTCTGGGACATCACCGATAACATGGTTGTCTCTATCGAGCCGCCACTTATAGGTTGCTTCCTGCCCCGTCACAGGGTTGGGCAGACCACCTAGTTCACTTATTAGCCCTTTGCATTTTGACAGGTTTATGAGTATCGCAGGACTCCCGGTTATAGGGTGAACCTTCAGGGCAGTCTTAAATCTCTCCACCCCGTCCTTGATACGAACCTTCTTGCTCCGCAGGAATATCCCGCTGTCCTTCAACCATATCTGTTGTACCGGGGCCTGCCCTTGGTGCTGTGTCGCGGCTACGTCGATGGCACCACCTTTAACATTAGGCCACCATGGGCGCTTCTGGCAGATAGTGATAATGTCCTGGGTGACTAGACCTCTCTCGTATATTTCATCAATGACATAAACTATGTCACCCTTCTTCTGGACTACTTCCACGGCGTAGAAGTGCTGGAACCCAGGGTCTACCCATATCTCGACATCTAAGGTCTGGTCGAACTCGAACATACCTCCAATGCCAGTATGGGTTGCCATATTGAACTCTGGCAACACCAGTCCCTTCGGAGGACAGGGTACACCACCGAACCTTTCCAAGAAATACTCTGGGGGCAAGTCACGCTCTAGTGATAATATCTCCGGGTCTTCCCGGCCCCCTGGGAACACCTTACGGTTAGACCAGGTGGGCAGTGAGAATGAAGCAAAGTCCGGGGTCGCGGCAAGCCCTTTCTTATATAGGGCAGGATACCAGCCTAGACTGCTCTCGAAACTTCCTTCCAGCAGTGCCCACCCGCGGCGTTCAGCAAGACGACCTCTGATTCTCAGGAAGTCTTCGTACTCTAACTGGCTGGACTCACAACCAATAATTCCATCAGGAGCTTCCATAGCCAGTTTACGCGGGTCTTTTGAGGACTTGGTAACAATGCGGAACCCGCCTTCTACCAGTATCTCTCCAGGGTCTATGTACTTGGTAGCTTCATAAGGCCAACCAAGTTTGTCCAAACCCTCCTGTATGTAATTGAACTCTGCCCTAGTTCTTTCGTAGTCAGCAGCTACGAGCCAGTAGAGCTTTCCTTCCCACATCCGGGCAAGCAAGTCGTTGGCGGCTAGATAACTCTTCCCCGACCTTTCTCCCCCGGCGGCTAGTCGCGTCCGGGCAGGACTATAATGTACAGCAGCCTGCTCGTCGCTGGGGACGTAGCCTAGTTTTTTGAATATGATGTCAATTTGTGTTTTATTGGGCAACTAGACTCCTATACTACCGTAACATTATGCTGGGTAATCTTAGCAGTAGCGTCCCGTACACCTTCTGACACTACATTATAAATATGAGTATCATCAAGATAAAAGCTAGTCACGTCGTCGTCTGGGGCGGCGGCTACAACAACTCCAAGGGATGTAAAGCTTTCTCCGTAGATGTCTATATTCCTAACGTGAATCTTAGCACTAGTAAGTGAGAAGTTACAGGCGATACCAGCAGACACCGGGGTATAAAGAGTAAGGTCACTGATAGACAAACGGTTTATTGCCCGGTTGTCAGCATCCAGGGTAACACTATTAGTGCCCCCAGTTATGACCCCATTAGATACTCTGACTAGACTTGTACCCACGATACGAAGCTGGTGGATTGCCAACCCCTCTATAGTAAAATTGGTTAGAACAACCCCGGATAAAGCATCCCCGTCTATTGAGATTCCAGTGTTTGCCCCAGTGGGAGATTTAACATATATGTTGTTCAAGCGGGCGTTTGAGATTGTCCTGCTTGCTCCACCCTCTAGGTTAATACTAGGGCCTTTGTTGGTAACATTATCCTCTATGGACACGACGTGGTTTATCTCTATGTTAGTTCCCTCGGCAATCTCAATAAGTCCACGGGAACTTCCTGTACCTCTGAAGTTATGGATTCTTATTCCACTGGTTGATGGCCCCAGGACATAGAAGGCTGTACTTTGTGAACGGTTAGCTTCAACATTGTCAATTTCAATATCGGTACAATCGTGAAACTGAAACAGAGAGGTATCACTGTTATTGTCTGTACCTGCGAAGTTACCATCTACCCGTAGGTCGGAAATCTTGAAACCAGTACGAGCAGCAATACCGTCTGCCCCAGCGTGGAACCCTACATCTGTGCTGAGTAGAGCCATGTCAAGCAGAGTAGCTCGCCCCATCCCTCTAGTCCAGACATAATCTCCTGGGTCTATGAACCCGGAAATCTCAAAATCACCAGTAGTGAGTTGTACTATCCCCCCGGTTCCGCTTAGATAGTCGATTGCCTCCTGTATTACAGTCTGGTCGTCCACCCCACGACAAACAAGGTCAGCATTACGTCGTTCTCGGTCAGTAGCATCATGGGCAGCTACAACAATAGTAGCCGAGCGTACCTGGGCGGGCCGGTCTGTGTAGTTTATAAGGGTAGGAGTGAATACCATTAGTAGGGTACACCCCCATAGTCTAACTCGTAGTCACAGCCCCCGGAGTTGTTCTTTACCGATAAAACCAATGTGCACCAGAAATCCTCGTATCTAAATTCTACTGTAGCCCCGGCTGCCAGAGAAGTCTCACTGACTATGGACTGCCCTAAACCACTTGTAGCTAGGTACCCAACTAGTTTGAAGTACAAGGTATTTGTGCTACTAGAGTTCTTCAATAGGATAGACTTCTGGGCAATATCAGCACACTCCCAAGATAATGTTGCTACATAACTAGTGCCTGTGGTGCCGGTAATGTGTTGGGAGTCTACTGATATTGGCTGCCCATATTTATCTCTAAGGTCAGTTACCATTTATAATTTTTACACCTTCGTTAACTTTATTTCTTAGGTTGATATATACCTCCGCTGCCCTGCCGGGTATTTGAGCGTTGGCGACCATTATTGATATTAGGGCAAGTTCAGTTTGTGTCAACGACAAGTTCACTTTCTTTTCTTCGCTTGGCTTCTCCGGCAAGGTCAAGTCGGATGGCTTCTCGCTCTGCATCCTTTATTTTCTCCTCTATAAGTTTTTGGGCGTTGTCTTTGAGTTCTTTTACTGTAACTCTCATTTGTTAAACCGTCCTATACGTCGGCTAAATTGGCAGACTCAAGGTAGATAACTTCGACATAGACTTTACCGGCTGTAGGTGTCTGGTCAGCCCCGCCAGTTATGGTTAGTTTGAGAGCAGCCGCCTCGGTGCCGGTGGACGGGTCGAACTTGTAATTGCCTTTCTTATTGACGGAGATAGTCGTAGCGGCGCTACCCTGCGCCACGTCAACATACTTGGCAGCAGACCCGTTGATACCGAGTTGGATGTGATGGTCGGCAGAGTCAAGCCCCTGGATTTCTACCGAGACACGGATAGCCGCAGTCAGGATAACGGCAGCAGGTGTCAGACCTACATCGGTTTCCGCGTTGTCAGTGGCGAGGGTGACTTCGGAGTAAAAGCGTTTGAAGTTGCAGGAAGTACCGACATTGACGGAAGCGCCGGTGGCAGGAGTAAACTGTGCGTTGGTAATGCCAGTGAGAGCGCCATTAGCAGCAATCCCACCGTTTGACCAAATATCTCCCTCAACATCTACCATGAACACGGTTAGGTAAGCCCCGGCACCTTGATATGGGCGTATTCCAAATATGTTTGAGTTGGCTGCTATTGGGTCTGCCCCAGAAACAGCTTTCAAACCACTAATCTCTACCATACTTCTACCAGCAGTAGAATGGGTAGTATCGAGTGTAACTCCGGGATAACCGAAAAGTTCTATGGCTACCTTGGTGGTAGAGTCAGAATCACTAAAGCCGCAGATACGAAGACCACCAGCGTTGTTCTCTACTTTCTTGAAGAAGCCATAGGTATCTGCTTCTATGGAACTTACAACTGCATGGGCAACGTCAGAGGATTTAAGAGTGAGGATATGGTTGTCAGCTTCCCCTTGGTTGATAACAAGGCCTATGGTTACGTTAGTATCGGCGGTGTCTCCTATGTAGGCAATACCATCGGACTGTAGAGAATCTACATAGGCAACCCCATCGACATACAGGTTCCTCCATTGTAGGAGGGCGGTGCCAAGGTCGTAGGTATCATCTGCACTAGGCGACCAGTTTCCAGCAACGCTGGTAGCATAGACTACTGTTTCTACATGAAGTTCCTTCCAGCTAAAGCTAGTAGAACCAAGATTGTAGGTATTGTCGGCCGGGGGCAGGAAGTCCCCGCCAGAGCCAGTTGGATTATGATTTACAGTTTTAACAGTCATTTTCTCTCTCCTAGACTATTTAGGCACGCCGAAGTATGTAACTACCAGAGTCGCGTCGCTACTCTCTCGTATAGCCTTGAAGTTCTTTAGGTCTTCGGTGCCCCAGACTTCAATCACATCACCAACATTAAGTAAGTCCCCCGTAGTTGAAGCTACTGGGGCAGTACCTTCATAGGTGGCCCGAACCTGGTAGCCTAGCACCTGGATTCGTGCGAAGTGCACGATATAACTAGAGCTAGCAAAGTAGGTCGCGGTAAGGGTCTTGGCGGTGCTTGAAACTGTGATTTGCTCACGGGCTAGTGCTTTCAACATTTTCTCTCTCTCCTGGTGGAAGTTCTTTTATCTCTACCGGCTCTACGGTTACGGTAGGCTGGCCTGCTTTCTTTAGTTCTTCGAGTAGTTCGGTTATCCGGCTGTCAGTAACTATTACCTTGGCGTTGTCCCTAAACTCCGGCTTGTATCCCTTGAGTAAGAATATTTTAGCCACTACGTTAGGACTGTCGATTAGTTCCCGTTCAATCCTGTCGCCAAGTACCTGTTTAGTTACTCCTATTAGTTCCTTGAACTCTTCGTCCTTCTTGACCCATTGGTGGGCTAAACTTGGTGATATGCCAACTGCCTCGGCTGCTTCGGTAAGAGTCTTTACTTCCCCCCGGCCCAGCATCCTGACTATTTCCTGCTTCAACTCGATGGCTTTCTGGGCATCCATCTTGGGAAGGTAGTAACTTGGCCTCGGCCCAGGTTTCTTGTAGCCGGGTCGATTCTTTACACCTTTTGGTCTTGGCATTTTACCTCAATGAACTTTCCAATCTCCTCACCATGCCCACAAACAGGGCAAGTCTCCCAAATAGGTTCTTCCGGGGCAACCACGGCGTACCGATAAGAGCATTTGGGGCAACGGAGCTTGTACTTCTTGTCTACTTTAGTGCTCCAACCCATTTCAAGAAGTCCGTTATGAACGGGTACTCGAAATCTGATTGGAAATCGGCACCCATTTCATCGATAAAGCAGAAGGTTATCTCCCAGCAGCTAAAAGCCCTGTTGAGGATACGCGGAAACGAGCGCCAGAACACGCGAATGGCTGTCCAGAGATAGACAAGGGCATCATAAGGGCAACCAGTGTAGGTTTGTAGGAACTTGTAGACCCGGTAGGGGTCGGGCCTGTCCATGATTCTCCAAACGGTGAGCTTGGAGAGGTCAAAAGTATCTATGCCGACTATCTTTAGATGGGGCCACCGGGCGTCGAATACCAGTCCTGGCCCGACGACAGGCATCGTGTGCCATTTCTTCCTGTCCCAGCGCGGCTCTTTGACCTTCTGAATAAGAAAAGACAGGGCAGCGGCTAGAAAACCGCCCCTGTCGCACAGAACTATGTCCCCGACGCGGGCTTGTTCGATGGGAACTATGTAAGGGTATTGCAATAAAAGCTCTCCCTACTTATATTATACCACACCGGGGCATAGCTTGTCAAGGGGATTTTGCCGGTTTTCAAAAAATATTTTTAGTCCCCTAGAGGTGTCCCCCCCGTGCCTGGAATTTTCGGCAAAAGGGGACAGCTAGGCTCATGTATGGGGGGACACCATACAAGTTTTTAGTTAGCCTCGCGGTAGGCGCGGTTGAGGACTGTACCCTACTACCTCACTATAGATACGTAAGTATCTATAGTGCGGGTAGGGGACTGTTACCAGATACTTTGAAGTATCTTTGGGCGATTTCTAACATTTGGGTTTCTGTAAAAATGTTACTTTTGACCCGGTTGCACCGGCGGCAGGATAGCACTATATTTCCTAGTTGGTAGGGTAGGTTATTATCTTTTCTGTCAACTGTTCTTTCAGAGTCACCTCTACTATTAGTAAATTTTGCACCGCAGTAATGACACACCTGCTCTTGTTCTTGGAGCCAAGATATGAACTCTTCTCTAGTAACCACAACTATCTTGTAGTCTGGTTTATTCTTAGAGTTATGGCGTAATGTTTTATAGATACCTTTAGGTGTAGTTCTGTATCTTCTTCTATATTCCTTTTCATACTTTCTTCTCGCAGCCTTTCCTGCTGGCGACTTCCTGTACTTCTTCTCAGTTTCTCTACCAGCAAGGCTTCTCCTATATTTTCTTTCTGCTTCCTTACCGGCTATACTTTGTCTGTATCTCTTCCTTTGTTCTTTTCTTCTTTGAGTATCCATAGTATTGTCACCCCCTACCTCTATTGTACCATACCGAGTGGATGGTTTGTCAAGTATCCATGTTAAAAGTTTCTGTACTGGGGGCAGAGGTCTACCGGGGTAGAGGATAGTAACAACCAGCCGAGAAGTATTGTATCCTATTGTTTGGTAGCTTGAGCTATAAACGGATTGGCAAATTATATCAGCTTCGGGTGAGATAGAATGTTTGGGCAAAATGATTGGGAATAGTACCCGTCCTAATCCATAAAACGTACTGTTGGGTATCATACCGGACTGTAAAGCAACGCGAAGTGCAAGCACTTTCCCCTATCTCCTCTGCCGCCGCCAGCTTCGGCCTTGGGCGCAGGCCTCTGCCCTGCCTATGCTTGCCTAGGCTGCCCTACAACTGAGCGTAATGTAAAGTTAACTGTACTAAATGTGATGTAAACCTCTCTTTTTTAGGAAACGGGGACAGGCAAGGACAATTAGCCTGAGCCTGCCAGTCTCCCTTTCCGCTTCTCTGGTACTCTCTTCCCCTATAGTCCCCTTCTCCCTTTGACAGGCTCGAACTGTGTGTGCTCTAATTAAGGCGTCCCGAACAGGTCGGGGCAAGGCCAGAAGCCTACACCGCAAGGGTAGCAGGCCAGAGGAGTTCAAACGTGGCTAAAGAATCAAAGGTCAACGCAGAGAGCATCGAAGTCAAGATTGGCGACAAGGTATTCCAGCTTGAAGCCGTCCCCGCCGATGGGCGCAAGCATCAGTATCAGGCCTACCAGCCTGCCAAGGACTGCAAAGTGCTTGCCCCGTTCTCCAAGCTATACGTAGCCAAATAGCTTGCCCAGAGCCTACCAGCCTAGGTTGATAGGCTCTAAGGAAGCTAATTTGACAGGAGGTTGCCCTATGATAGCTGCCTTATGTTTGCTAGTGATATTCTTAGCCCTGCTATGGTTTGTATTGCAGGACGAGGAGGAAGAGATATAATGCATTGTTACTATGCTATGCCCAATGGAAAAGGCTGTCAAACGCCGGAAGAACGAGGCTGCAAGTATGCTATAGCCCGAACTGTTTGCGAGCCTGCCGAGGCCAGACGCTTTCGAGACTGGAACTGGTGCTACCTCGTAGGCGCTTTGCAAGGTATCGCTATTGCCAAGGGGTACGGACAAGATATGCTGGACGGACTCAAGGAAGCTGTTGAGTCTGGATACCAGCAATTCAAGCCTAAGAAGGGAGAGAAGCCTTATGTCCGCTAACTGGTACTCGGAGTCCAGAACCGCTATCAAGCGAGTCTATGGGCAGGACTGGAAGCTGTTTGCTGCCCTTCTAGCCGCTACCAGTCCTCATGCAAGCGTCAAATGCAATCTTACATTGGCTAAGAAGGCATACTGGCAGCTTCGAGAAGGTAGGCTGGCGAGGAACGGCTTTAATCGGACTCACTGGTCGAATATCCAGCGTGTAGCTCAAGACTTGCCCTTGCAAGGCCAGAAGGTTAGCCGGTTTTACGAGAACTTGATAGGCAACGAACAGTGTGTCACGGTTGACATCTGGGTCTTGAGGCACTATGAGATAAAGCTAAAATCTCCGAGTGCAAAGCTATACAAGCAGCTTGAGAAGCTAGTACAGGACGAGGCCGGAGCTTTGGGTATATCTCCGGCGCATCATCAAGCTAATATCTGGGCAGAGGCTCGTAAGTCGAACGGGTCGTTTGCCGATGGACTAAGGCAATATAGGCTATTTTAGGAGGCAGACAATGTTACAACCAGATTCTTTACTTGCCCTGCCTTGGGTAGAACCGAGCTACCCTAGGCCGGAGTCCAAAGCTACTCGGATGGCTAGACTGGTACTTGTAGGGAGAAAAGGCTTTGACTGGCAGCACCATCGGGTAGCGGCGGTGCTGGACGATTGGAGGAACTAGGCTCAACTTGACAACGCCGGAACGGATGTGATAAGATACTGTTGCCCTAATAGGGGCGAGGAGGAATGTCGAAATGGTAACAACGAATCTATGGACTGCAAAGGACTTAGCGAAACTGGACGCCACCGATATGAGTCATATACTAGAGTTTGCCCTGCACTCTCCAGACGAGGTACTCGACAAGGTGGGAGATGGTTGTCTGGCCTGTAAACTAATAGTTGAGAAGCTAGAACTCAAGCCTAAGAAGACCTATAGGGTAGTCTTCCACAGAACCGAATACGGCGATATGATGGTCGAGGCCAGAAGCAGGGAAGAGGCCAAAACATTAGCCGAAGACTCTGAGGCTAGCGAGATAAGTTGGGACGGGAAGCTTCTCACAGGGGTAGAATTTGCCGAGGAGGTATCCAATGGATAGAATGACTTTCTTACGCTTCTTTGAAACCTACGGGGACGACCTGCTACGAGGCTGGCTGAGAGCCAGAGAGGACGGGAGTGACGAGAACTTCAAGGATTGGGTGATTGGGGAGTTTGACTACTACAATGACCCGCCGTATCTGGACGAGAACGGGGACATCACGGACGACGAGGAAAACGGCACTCCCGAAGTCTATGAAGTACCCTATCTCGGCGGTATGCTCGATGGGGAGAGCGAGGCTGAGAAGTTCATCGGACTAAAATAGCCTGCCCGAAGCTAAGGATTGGCTACCTTAGCTTCAAGGAGTCTATTTTAAGAGGAGGCTACTATGGGAGCAGGATGGCTTTACTACCACAAGCACCCGCCGAAGCGGAAATGCCCAGAGTGTGGCAAACCACACTATCTCAAGCGATTAGGCGGCTTTTCAAACGGCGAGGATGTCTGGGGCTTCGGTGTCTGCCCCAAGACTGGAAAAGTTCCTAGCAATTCAAGCCCGTTTATATCTTGGCACGGAATGGACAATAGCCTGTAGCCTCGACTTGACAACCGCCGGAGAGTGTGCTAATCTAGTAGTAGAACTGCCCCAGAGGGGGCGAGGAGAGAACAATGTTTAGTATTAACCAAGCTCATTGTAATAACCGAGAGTGCACAGTAGATACCTTCAACTATGCTTCCTGTGAACCACCCATCTGCCCTGCTTGCAAAATATGTGCTGACTGCGGCGAGGAAGAACAGGAGCACGATGGAAGCGGTAGCTGCCCTCGAACCTGCCCCGAATGTGGAGAAGACCGAGAAGGCAGCGTAGACGAGGGCTTTGTCTGCACCAACGAAGAGTGCGAAAAATATAACAAGCTGGGAGAAGACTAAATGAAACCAGACGCCTTAATGTGCGAAGACATCGAGGCCGCCGCAAGGTCACGGGAAAACGTAGCGAGGAGGAAAGCCGAGGGAGAAGATAGCTGGTATAACAAAACCGCGCCGGACTCAAGGTATGATATGCCCTATGTAAACACCAAGCCATTCAAAATATACACTCTGCCCTTGATAGAGAGCAGATGGAACAGGAGGTAGGATGAAGCTAAAAATTCCCCTGCGATTCTGGCTGGTAGTAACCAACCTGCTAATGTCGGGGGTAGCTCTTGACATCCTGTACTTGTATTATAGCGGGGCTTGGAACGACCAGTCAAAGCTCATAGAGATAACCGAGGTCGTGGTTATGTGGCTGTTTGTTGCGAGTGGAGTAGTAGCAGCAATAATAAACTGCATCAAAATGTTTATGGAAGGAAGGAGAAAATGAAACTGACTAAACAAAAAGCAATCAAGGAAACCAAAAAGCTCTGGGACAGAATCAAGGAACTGGAAATGAGTAAACGGGAATTTTTGAGAACCTTTGAAGGACAGGACTGGTCGCAGCGGTATCGTTATGCCTGCCCTTGCTGCGAATTTGCTCGTCGGGACGAGGACAACCTAGAAGAGAGCTTCCAGAAAAATTGGCGAGATACCTGCGCCGTTGAAGGCCGTGTCTGCCCTCTTGTTGAACAGTACGGAAAGAACTGCTATGAGCTTGGTTTCGAGGACGAAAACCTTGCCCGCTTCTTCGCGGTGGTAGAGTCCTTGGAAGAGGAAGAAGAGCCGGAAATTCCCGACCTGACTGTTACCCTCGTCCTGAACTACCGCGAAGCACAGTGGATGAAGCGGGTTTTAGGGCGCGGGGCAGAGTTCACGGGAGAACTTCAAGAGCTAAATCAGCTTCCTAAACTAGGAAGAGAAGAAAGCTGGCACGTAATCCAGTACAACCTTTACGAGAAAACAAAATCATTCTTTTTGGAGGTAGAATAATGGGCTTATACACTGACTTTGAAATCAACGGCAACACTATCAAGTACAAGTTTCTTGGCAGGCCGATAGAAACCACCTTCATAAGCATCGAGGAAGCCTGCAAGGACTGTTCCGTACCGGCGGCGCACGAAACTACCGTTGAAGTCTGCCGAGACGTGAACCAGAACAGCCCCTTCCGCGGTGGGTTTCCTGAGAGCTTCGTCTGCCCCAGACAGTTAGACAAGTCTAGGGAAAGGCTGGAAGAGGACGACGAGGAAGACGACTAGGGGGTACAGCCAGTCTCAAAATGGGGGTACAGCGAGGTCGAAAAAATGTTGAGCGTCGGTAGCTTCGGGGTTACAGTGTCCCTCCCCCCTACGACTATATGTATAGTCGTAGGGCAGGGTACTGTACCCAACCCAGAGGTTAAGTAATGATTTGGCAAGACTGGTTATTCTTAGCAGGTACAGTTATAAATGCCGCCGCGTTATGGCCTGCTATCCGTGGCAAGGACAAACCTCCGTTGAAAACATCGGCGCTCACCGGGGCAGTAGTAGCCGCCTATGTGGTCGGGTTCGCAACTCTTGGTCTGAAGGTGTCTGCCCTAGCTACGGCAGTGCTGGCAGTAGGGTGGATTATCTTAGCAATACAAAAATTTAATAGGAGGAAAAACAATGGTTGACAAATTCAAGGAAGGAGACAAGGTAGTAGTTATCAAGGATGTGCCGTCGACAGACAATGTAATCCACGTTGGCGCAAGGGGTTACATCAAGGGGAAATTTGACTATGGCTGTTACAAGCTCATCTTGCCAAAGAACAGCTACGACCCCTTCCATCCCTGGGCGGTCAGTGAAAACGACATCGACTTTGACCGCGTTCAGGTCGGAGACAGGTTCAAGGTTATCAAGAAAGGTATCGGTATTAAAGTTGGCAGTCTAGGGACTATCACAAGGCTGGGTGTTTACGGAGAAGACATGAAAGGCCACGCTGCATCGATAGATGGTCGCGAGTCCTCTAACTGTTGGGTAGACGAAGAGGACATCGAGATAATCGGGCGGGAGGAAGAAAGCACAGAAGGTCATGGCAAAATCGGAAGCAAGGTTGACATCACCGATAAAGTTACGGCAGAAGTAAAAGTAACTGCTAGTGGGGGAGGCGAAGCCCTTGTCTATCTTAAAGACGGCAAGGACTATATAGGCCTCTTCGACAGGCACGGGTTCCATTATATGAAGCCAAACCAGGGGTACGAGGTAGCTGATGGCGTCCTGTCAGCGCAGGAGGCTATGTGGTTCAAGGTTTACAAGGTGAAAGAAAAAGAGTCTCCGGCAAAGTGCTGTGAGGAGGGTACTTTCGAGGAGGGCAACCGTATCATCGGCGGCAGACCCGAAACGGAGGTAGTCAAGGAAAAGATAATGGAGTATGCCCGAAAAGTAGCGCCGAAAGATTTTAGTTCCTTTGATACTATGGCTGATAATATAGGCCAACATCACGATACAGTCTGGGAGAAATCCGGTCTGGAACTAGCCGAGGAGGAGAAGTTAATTCTTGTGTCCCGCTATGGGGGGCCGTGTGATAAGCCGGTATTCCATCTGCCCCTCAAGATTGACCAGGACACCAGCAAAGCCCGCGTCGTTGTTATCCGCAGCGGAAAAAGCGGCGACTGGATAATCTATACCGACCATTATGAAGATGGCGAGCAAACTAACTGTGCTCCTATCGAGGAAGAGGAGGAAACCGTAGCCGTGGCGCAGAAATTGGCGGGCTGGCACAGCGGCTTCTCTTACCGAACAGAGCGCTTGATGCCGGGGGTCAGCCTGGAAGAGTTCGCGGCAAAGTACGGCTACAAAATCTCCGGGCGGGATTATGGCCCGGAAGTCAACGGAGGAGGGTTCTAATGGAAGTAAAGTTAAAGGATACTGGGTATATTAGCCAAGAGTCTTGGCTAACTGGTGAAAAGATTGGAGCACTTAGGGTAAAACATTTGAACTTTTCAACTGGTGGCATAGACGAGGAAATCCTTATCTACGACCACACGAAGCCGGAGCACCACGTTCCTATCTGGAGAGGTACTTTGAAAGACCTTATCAAAAAGGTACAAGAGCCGCTGCCTGCTCCAAAGGTAGTAGAGAACGAGGACGGGAACAATACAATGCCCGACCTGGGAGAGATAGTGGCACAAGAGGTTGATGGAATAGTAGACACCATGTTCACGGGAAACATCTACGTCAGGCCGCGCCTGACAGCAACCGGGGAAGTCCACGTGGCACAAGAGTATGACACTATCGTCCAGATACCCTTTGTTGGAGAGGGGTCGGCAAGAGGTTTAGCTAAACAGATAGCCGGTTTGAAGGGAGAAAATAAATGCTTGGAGAACGACGGGTAATCATCAATGGTCTGCCCTATATCGCTAGGGACATTGGTTGCCCAGACTTCTCAAGAGCACGATTGAACCGGGAGATAGTAAAGAAAAAACTATTCATCGAATGGTGGCAAGCTATGGAGTCTGCCCTGTCCAGAACGCCGAAGGGGGCACCGTTCCCCAGCATCGTCAGGATAGGAAGGATTCCAGAGCATAGGCCGCCGAAGAGGTCTGGATTCAGCCAGCCGTTTGAGGACGAAGAGGAAGACCGCCAGGGTTGACAACCCCCACTGGGGGTGTGGTATAATAGAGGTACAGGGAGGTAGTATGGAGACTAGACCGAGGTGCCCGGATGCACGGGGAGGCAGCTTTACTTACAGGGATGAAGTATATTACCACCCCGAAATATGTACCTTGAACGACAAGCCTTGCCTATTAGAAGCAGGCTGCGAGTGCGAGGTTTACCAGGACTACTTGAAATGGTTAGAGGGAGAAGAAGACAGTGAAGATTTGGTGTGATGGAAGTAACACCGAGTATTGTTTCCTGCCGGAAGACAGTGAACCAAAGATATTCGACAACCCGGCAGGGTGCAGCCACAATGAGAGCGAGTACCTGGCTGTCCTGGGGGCGCTGCTGCACCTGGCCCGGTGGACAGCCCCCCCTCCGTTTCCTGCCGAGATTATAAGTGACTCTCAGCTTGTAGTCCGGCAGTTGAATGGCCTGATGAAGAAGATGGGCAGGACTTACCAAGAGCCTGTGTATGAGGTAAAGGATGCTGGTATGCAAGTGCTTGCCCATGTCGTAGAACAGGTGTTAAGGGTTACTCTGCCCTATGAGATTAAGTTTACCTGGGTGCCACGAGAAGAAAACCGGGCGGGGAAGATACTGGAAAGAAGGAAAGTTTAGGAGGCTAACAACTTAATAGTGCTGGTGTCACTAAAGTATCGGAAGCAACGTGGGAAGTCTTGACCGAGCCAGCACAAGCCAGCTACCCAAAGTGGCGGGTGATTGACAGGCAGTCGTTCTTCCATTGAAAGAGTAGGCTGGCAACTAGGTAAGGGGATGGGGGTGCTGTGCTTAGGTAAATGGGGAATTGCTAACGACCCAGCCCTTACCCCACCTAGATTAAGGAGTAAAGAAATGGAACTGAAACTGATTGAATCTGACTCACATCGGGACTTGCACCAGGCCAAACTGACTCTCCAACAGATAAGAGAGGAAATTGAGAAGGTGGAGAATCCACACAGTTCATTTCTAAGGTATCAGAAATCAGAGGCTTTTGAGGAAGCCCGTCAAGCTATTCTAAAGGCTATTGAGGTAAAGAAATGATTATGCGTGACCCTGAAGATTATGATGTATGCCCTGAGTGTGGCGACAAGGGTATCAAATCTTACTCGGGTAGAGCCTCGGATGGTTTTGAGGAGTGCCAAGCTTGCAAAGGTACTGGCAAAAAGCCAGATGATTTGAAAGAGCAGATTGCCGAAGCAATCCATAATGAGTGGGAAGATTGGTCTATTAACTTATATAAGAATGAGACTTTATCAGAGGACAGGATAAAACGCTGGAGAACAATGTGGATTCCTTACTCGGAACTTTCCGAAGAAGTGAAAGATTATGACCGCAAGTGGGCTATCCAAATCCTCTCCCTCATCCAGCCCTATTATGAGCAGAAGATTGAACAGGCCAAGAGGGATGCTAAGAGGGAGTTTATGAAGTGGATAGAGAAACACAATCGCAAATTCTACGACCCTAATAGCCACTGTAAAGAGTTCTACTGGTACACTCCAATGGATGAGTGGCAAGCCTTCATTAAAGAAACAGGAGAGGACAAATGAAAATATTAGATGTCGTTTATGAATTTCATAATAAAGATACTGATAGTAGATGTGGGTTATACCACGTTGAACTAGATAGCGGCACTAAGCACTATCTTCTACGGAATAATGATTCTGTCGGGGCTATCACACACTTTTTAGGTGAACCCGCTTCCAAATGTATAAGTATTATTCGTGATGATGTAAAGCAAGAGTTTTTCAGAAAACTAGGAGAGGACAAATGAAAATGAAACCATCATATCATTACCGCCTATTTTGGTATTTTGATGACAACAATACAAATAGCGGGTTTGTTTATTATTTTTATTCGGGAGGAGGGGACAAATGAAAGCTAAAGGCTTACCCTCCAACCGCTACCAGGTAAACAAAAGCGAAGGGGAGTGGCTAGAGAAGAAAGCTGCATTAGAACAATGTGATGCTTCGGTAATGGCATACTTTAGTGATTACTTTTGGTTCGATGCTGACGTATTTAAGGTATTTATTGACGCACTTAAAAGAGGGGAGATGCCCAATGGAACAACGTAACTGCTGGTCGGCTGACGGACAGGTATTCTATGAAAGTAACAACGCCTGGGGCACCCACGCAAAGCTAGGTCTGCCCGTGTGGTTAGGGAAGCGCGAGGACGTGCTGAAGAAACATCCCGTCGGCCCGAAAGAGCCGCCTGTACCACGCAGGTTGAGCACTAAGGAAGTCACCAGAGGAATCAAGGCCAGAGAAAAGGCACTAAGGAAGGAAGAACATGAGAGTAGACGAGTTAATAAAGATATTACAAGCACACCCAGGGTGGGCAGAAGTAGTAGTAGAAAACAAAAGGTTATGCGTCGTAGCTAAAACTACAATAGCTGTACTTGACCCGTCGGTGGAACCAGATGCCTAGAGAAGGCTTCCTTATTGAAGAAGAAGGGCAGACTAAGTTCGTCTACTACGACGAAGTAGACCCGGAGCTTCTGCCCAAGTTAATAGAAAAGCCCCTGGGCGGGTTCTGCTACGAGGGGACATCGTTTTCCAGGCTGCCCCTGGCGCACTCGCCGTATTATATCAAGGACTGGCTACCCAAACAGGGCAAGATGGTAATTTACGGGCAGCCTAAGTCTGGCAAGAGCTTCCTGTGCTTGCAGCTAGCCCGGAGCATCACCAACGAACTTCCATTTCTGGGTCTGCCCACAAACACAGGTCGAGTCCTCTATCTACAGTTCGAGCTTGGCGTCGAGATACTTCAGCAGCGTATGAAAATGACAGGCCGGGACTACTCCGGCGTCTACGTTGGTACTACCTTTGGCATGAAGCTGGACACCAGCGCCGGGAAGGATATGCTAAAGAGGGCGGTTGAAGAGGTTATGCCCAACGTGGTTATCCTCGACCCGTTGTACAAGATTCTCAAGGGCGACGAGAAGGAAAGCCATGATGTCTTGATAGTACTGGACTTCCTCGATGAACTTATCGACGCATACCGGGCAGAACTGGGGCTATCTTTTGTTGTAATGCACCATCCGGGCAAGGACTTGGCACGGGGGGGCCGGGGCAGCAGCGTCTTGGAAGACTGGGTGGACAGCTACATTGAAATGACCAAGACCTCGAACCGGGAGCAGGCACACCGGGCGCGGTTGAACCCGAAGCTCATGCGCCACGCTGAGTTGCCCCCGGAACCAATAGAAGTCCAGATGGAGCAGTTCGAGTTTGTCGTAACCGATGGCAAGCCAACTGTAAAGCAGCGGGTACTAGACGCTGTTACCAGGGGAACACAGGCGGGGATTACAGTAACGCCGAAAGACCTGGAAGACCAGGATGTAGGAGGGCATAAGGCAATATACGAAGCGTTAAAAGATTTAGTCAAAGCAGGTACGGTTGAAAAAGTCAAGCCGGGGGAGTACAAGTTAGCAGAGGTACAAAAATGAAGCCGGATGAAGAAATGGAGTGCAAGAAACAACAGTTCGGAGAGGCTTGGCCCAGCATGGAAACGCCGTGTAAACTTTGCGGTAAGCCATACGGGGAACATTACGGGCTAGAGTGCCCAGGGGAGGGCGAGGATACTCTTTAATATCCCCCACCGTCTTGACATCGGGTACAGGCGGCGTGGTATAATAGAGGTGAGAGGATTGACCTCTCATCACCACTGGGTTGAGATTTCCCCCTACCTAGAACAAACGCCAGTCTCTAAGCGCTAGGGCACCAAGGGCAGAGAAACCCAGTGGATTATTGTCTAAAGAACAAATAATTTAGTAGGAGGATACATTGTCAGACACATTATTTCTCAGTAGTGACGAAGCATCGGGAAGTTCCTTTGATGCAATCGTCGAAGTCAAGGGGGTTCTCCAGCCTTTGAAGAGGCAGAAGAGCAGCTACACCCCGAAGGAAGGGGAGCGAACCCCAAATGACCAGGTTGTTATTGTATTGGAAGATGCCGAGATTACCGAAATGAAGCCTGGCACTCCTGCCCCAGAGTTGACTGAGGGAGCGTTCAAGACCTGGATGAGCTACGCCCCACCAGGACATGACAAGCCGAGCGACAAGGGCTTCTTTACCCGTGGTTTTGTGATGAGCGCCGAGGGCATCGTAGCAAAACAGCTTGGTCTTGTGGATACCGTGGAATCGTGGCGGCAGTTGAAGAAAGACAAGCGTGACGAGTTCATCAAGAGCAACCCGAAAATAAAGACCGCCGTGGTTGATATGTTCAACACCCCGGTTGTCTTGAGAAAGCAGGAAGTTCTGCTCTACAAGAAGAAGGACAACAAGACCGGCGACCTGGCTGACATCACCCAGGAAAACTTTGTCTTTGCTGAAGGTTCCGGGGCAGGTAGCCCAGAAGAGCTTGAGAAGTATGTTATCAGTAAGCTCATCGGCAAGTCCCCGGAGCAGATGTACCGAACCCTGGCCCTGGATGCCCGGATTAGCAAGCAGGCTAAGTACATGGACGCCGCTAGGGACGGCTCGCTGGTAGACCTGCTCAAGCTAAAGCTGGACGACAGCGGGCTTATTCAGGAGGCTAAGAGTGAGGGTACTAAGGCCGGTTAGGGTTTACTGGGAAGACACTTGCGGTATTCAAGGATGGAGACACGGCGAAGAGGCAGTCAAGTTTACCCCGGCTCATTGTGAAAGCATTGGCTGGTTGGTAACACAGGATTCAAAGAGAGTGTTGCTTGCCCTATCATACAACCACGAGCAAGGAACCGTAGCCGACTGCCTCATCATACCAAGAGGATGCGTTTCTAAAGTGGTACAACTAGAGGTAAAGAAATGATAGTGACCCGCGACGACGCCTTCAAGGATTTCATCCTGAAGAGGATGGCAGAGAGGGAACTTAGTGACCGTTCCGGGGTGCACAGTACAGACCTTGTGTACTGCTTGAATAAGCAGGCGCTAAGAAAGGTGAGGAAACTTGCGCCGACAGAGGACGAGCAGTTAAGGTATGCTAAAGGGTACTCTACCCAAAGATGGCTCACCGGGACATTCGAGCCGGACACCGCGATTGAACTTGATGGTATCGTCGTGACACCTGATACCCTTGTAGCACTAGGGGTCGGGGATAAGCTGATACCCTGGGAGTTGAAGAGCACCGACCAAAGCTCAGGAAAGCCCGTAGAAGAAAATATAGCCTGGATTAAACAAATCATGGCTCAGTGCAAGGTAACAAATTCGTTGACCGCGAAACTGTCACGTTTGGAAAACATGGGCGACTGGGCATGGGTGTTCCCCAGGGGGGCAACCAAGGAAGAGAAGAAAGCTAACAAGTTAAACAGTAAGCACCCGACCCTTAGTGCCTGGAACATTGAGTTCACCCAGGAAGAAATCGACGGTAACTGGGAGTGGCTGAAGAGACGCAGAGAAGACTTCTTGACAGTGAGAGAGGGGTTCCTGCTGCCTAGAGCCGCTGCCCTGGCTACCGGGCAGGAATGGGAATGTGAATACTGCCCTTTTAATGGGGTTGATTGCAAATGACGGCAAAGAAAGAATACCCGAAGATACCAGAGGACGATTACAAAAAACTGCTTTTCCAGCTACGGGGACAGTATGCTGCTATCCTTAACGTCTTCAACTGCTACGGGCTGGAATCGGCGGTTGACCAGGCAATTTTAGAGTGTGTCAAGGTAGCTGAAAACTTTGGCATGGCTGTACGGGGCAAGGATAAACCAATACATATTCTGAACAAGCCTAAACGTAGAGCCATAGAATAGGAGAAGATAAGATTGTTAATACCAAACATTTCCACGGTAATATCCGGGCCGCCGAAGACGGGCAAAACTCACCTGGCGCTAACCTGGCCTGCTCCAATAGTGTTGTACTCTTTCGAGGGAGGGGCACAGTATGTAGCAGAAACAAAATTCGCGAAGAAAGAAATCGTTATCCGTAACTACCAAATCCCGGTGCAATACTCAGTTGCAAGCGGCCCAGCCTGGGCGCACAAACTCTGGGAAGAGATACACAAGCAGTACCAGGAAGATGTGTCCGGCAAGAAGTTCGCTACTGTTATCCTCGACACCGGGACGCACCTTTGGGAGATTGTCCGCAGCGCCTTCGAGGAAAAGCTGGGGCATGACATCGGCAAGGCGCGGAACTACGGCGAACCTAACTCGAACATGGCTTGGGTGCTGCGCTACCCGTTGACTATGGGTATGAACCTGGTGGCTATCCAGTACCTTAAAGATGTCTACGTCAACGACCAGGCTACCGGGGAGCAGGACATTGACGGGTTCAAGCGAACCAAGGGACTCGCTGACGTTGCTCTTACTACTAAACGTGCAGGCAAAGATATTGTTACTCGGATAACCGATTGCCGGTTTGCCCTTGACCTGTGCGACACCGAACACAAAAACTTAACACACGAACAGTTAATGCTGCTCCTAGGCATACCAATGCCTAAGAAAGAGGCCAAATGATTACACAGACAGGTGCTCCCCCGGACGGCCCGATGGATAGTCTTTGGGGATTCTTTCAACACAGCAACGGGTACGTTTTCCTGACGATGATAAAGCAGGGACAGCCTATACCTATCCTGGCTTTCGTAACTCCTGCTGCCCTGCTGGATTTCAAGGAAGACTTGGACGATGCTATAGAACGATTCATCCCCAAGACAGTTCTACAGGCCGAAGAAATTGTACGGAAAGGTTGGGACGTAGATGCCGGAAGTAAAGATAGCAGACCTGTCCCCAGCGACAAGCCTGTTGAGCCTCCCAAAGAAACAGGCGGCGAAACAGCTAAGGGATAACATATCGGCCTGCTCTCTTTGTGAGCTTCGGGCCGGTTGTACTGCCCCGGTGCCGGGGTACGGCACCCTTGATGCCAAGTATGTTATCATTGGTGAAGCCCCTGGTCGTGAGGAAGACCTAGCGGGGTGCCCCTTTGTAGGTAGGTCAGGTAAGCGGTTGAATGAGTACCTGGCGCTAGCCAGGATTGACATGAACCAATGCTACCTAACTAATACCGTGCGGTGCCGACCCCCTGAGAACAGGACTCCCAAGAAGAAAGAGCAGAGGATGTGTCTGCCTTTCTTGCACCAGGAAATCATGATGATACAGCCAGAGTATGTGATTACTCTTGGCGCTGTACCCCTTGGTCTGTTCTCTCCGTATGGAATAAAAACAGTCCACGGCACCCAGTTTGAGTATCCTATCCCTGGAACCGACAAGAAAATGACAGTGCTTGCTATGTACCATCCGGCGGCAGCGTTTCGTCAGCCCCGGTTGAAGAGCACAATGCTTGACGACTGGGAGAACCTACCGAAGAAGGTAGATGCCAGCTATGTTGTCACAGAGGAGTTTCCGCGCTGTGCTGAAATCTCCCTGGATACAGAAAACGACCCCGATGGTACGTTAGGCCAATGGTCTATGGCATACCGCGACGACCAGGGCAGGATTTGCGTTAAGGCACTCTACAGGCCTATCCGTGACCACCAGTTTTTAGGCCGGTATATTATGCACAACAGCAAGTGGGACATCCGGGTTCTTGAGAGGAACGGGATGAAAGCCCCGGCAGACACGGTGGACACTATGGTAGCTGCGTACTGCTTGGGCATGGGTAAGATGGATGTCAAGACCGAGGAATCCCAGACAGATGTGGGCATGGTCGGCGGCCTTGGATTGAAGTACTTGGCGCGTAGACACCTGGGTATGCAGATGAAGACCTGGGAAGAAGTCTACAATAAGCCTGACCTAATACCTGAATACAACGCCGCTGATTCCGTGTCCACACTTCTGTTGTGGGAACAGTGGAAGCCGAAGCTGCCAGAGCATTTCTGGACTATCGACACCCCGTTGACCAGAGTGCTCATGGCTATGGAAGACCGAGGCATTAGCCTAGACCCACGCTTCATGACAGAATACTCTAAAGCTATTGACGAGGAAATGGGGAAGATTGAACTGCCTCCAGACTTGAACCCATACTCTACCAAGGACGTACAGAAGTATGTTTATACTACCCTTGGTATTGAACCGTTCATGTTCACCGATACCAAGCAGCCGTCAGTAGCTAAGGAAGTTCTGGAAACCATTGACGACCCGGTAGTAAAGAAGATTGTGAGGTACAAGGAACTCTACCAGGAAAAGAACACCTATATCAAGACGTACATGGACAGGCTGACCCCAGAGGGCAAGATACACTGTGAGTTCAAGCAGACCTCGACGGCTACGGGCAGACTGTCTAGTGCCAAACCCAACCTACAGAACGTGCCGAAAGAAAACAGCACCATGCGTAGTCTTTTTGTTGCCCCCCAGGGAAAATTGCTGGTTCGGGCAGACTACAGCCAGATTGAGCTACGGGTATTTGCTGCCCTTACTGGCGACGAGGTAATGCAGGAGGTCTTCCAGCAGGGCAGAGACATCCACCAGGAAACCTCTGACTTCTTGGTAAACCACGGATTCAAAATAGACCGCAGTAACGCCAAGATTATCAACTTCCTGATGCTCTACAAGGGAGAGGCGTGGAAGCTGTCGAGAGAATACAATATTCCCATCGACCAGGCCAAGGAAATCATCGAGTGGTGGTACAGGAAGTACCCCAAGGTCAAGCAGTACCAGGACAAGTGTATCGAGGAAGTCCGGGCAACGAAGAGAATGTACACACACTTCGGCAGGTGCCGCCGGATTGATGCTTTGTACGCTGACGACTGGCGGGTTCGGAAAGAGGGCGAGAAAGAGGGCATCAATATGCCTATCCAGGGGACAGCGGGGGAGATTGTAAAGCTGGCTATGATTGACTTGCACTACAAGCACTCTGCCCCAATGTTGCTCCAGGTGCACGATGAACTGGTATTTGAAATTGAAGAAAATAAAGCCAAGGACTATGCTCATTGGCTTGGAGAATATTTGCCTAACATCACGACAATCGAAGGTATCAACTTCCCGGTTGAAGTAGGTGTGGGTAGGACATGGCTGGAAGCTATGAAAAGTGAGGAAAAGATTGGTAGCTAGAAAGAAACCAGAAGGTCAAGAATACACTAAGTTTTGCACGGCTTGGGACTCTGCAACCCATGAACAGAAGAAAGACATGGCAAAGAACGTCTATGGCTGTACCTATGACACAGCCAAACACTGGCGCAGCGAGGGCAACACAGAGAGAATCGAAGCAGTAGAAGCCTGCCCCGGTGCCCCAGGCAGAGAAGATATGCTCACGGCTATCGGAGAAATCCTAGCCACCCGGCCTATCGTAGACCTGGACTTCGTGTGCTTCGACCTGGAAACGACCAACTTGAAGGCCGACTTCTCTGTTCTTCTGACCGCGGCTATCAAGCCGTTTGGCAAAGACACCCTGATATGGAGGGCCGACGACTACCCGACCTGGAAGAACGAGAGGGCAGACGACTCGGCTATGGTAGCCGATGTTGCGCGTGAACTCGGTAAGCACTCGGTAGTAGTGAGTCATTATGGTTGTTTAACCCCAGGTCACAAAGTTTTAACATCAGACTTACAGTATGTACCTTCTGAGAAGTTACTGGTAGGCCAAGAACTTCTTGCGTTTGATGAGTTCCCCTTAGTAAAGTTTGGAAGAAGGGGTTGGCGTAAGTCTGTAGTTACCCACACCGGCATCATGCCTAAGAAGGTAGCAGAGATAAAGCTATCGGACAGTACAGTATTGACTGCTACACTAGACCATCCCTGGTTATGCCAGAGAGATTCAGAGTCCGGGTATACGTGGAAGGAAACCCAAGAATTAAGACCAGGGGATGAAATACATAGACTGCTTCCAGTATGGAAAAGTGAGAAAACATCCTACCAAAAAGGATACCTTGCTGGGTTCTTTGATGGAGAAGGAAACATAAATCAATGTAAATCTGCTGGGGAAAGCCGGTGGGGAAAGAACGGTTTTCAGATAGCCGCTACACAAGCCACCGGGGAAACTTTAGACTATGCTTGTTCATTGTTAGCAGAAGAGGGTTTTAGATTTTCCTGTAATGCTTACGACAGGCCTCAACCACATATGAGACAGGTAGGAATACTCGGAGGTTTATCTGAAAATTTGCGCTTTCTAGGAAGTGTTAGACCAGGTAGACTTCTCCGTAAGTTTGATGCTAGTCTTCTTGGGTCAGTAAAAGTATATAACCCAGAGCGTCTAACGGTACAAAGTATCACTCCTATTGGAACCCAAGAAACCGTTGCTCTCAGCACTTCCACTGGCACTTATATATCAGAGGGGTTTGGTAGCCATAACACGGGTTTTGATGTACCTTACCTCCGGGCCAAGATGATTCACTATGGTATGCCCCCGTTGCCTCCAATGTTCCACTTGGACACTTACGCTATCGCCAAGGCTAACATCCTTGTAGCGCGGCGTCGTCTTGAAGCCCTGGCAGAATACTTTAACCTGGGCAGCAAACACGGAGTCGAAGGCAACCTCTGGGTAAGTGCCGGAATGAACGGGGACAAGGCTTCAATGGATGCTATCGTCAAACACAACATCGTGGACGTAGAGATTCTTGAGCGTCTTGCTTGCATTACTCTGCCCTATATGAAGAGTATGAAGAAGTTATGAGCACTGTTATTGTTGATATAGATGGAGTAGTTTGTCAATATGACTTTCCTAAAATGTTAAAGAAACATTTTGGGGTATCTGTAGACAATAAGTTAATACATTCTTACTCTATCGAGGATTGTCTGGGGCTACCAGGAGACTTGGTTTCTAAGATGTGGGAAGAGGAAGCCTACAATAAACCAAACTTCATCCCTGGGGCGTTACAAGCCCTTAAAAAACTACATAGTCAACACCTTGTTTTCATATACAGTAATCGGGCAAAGATAATAGGGGACTACGCACTTTACCAGTGGCTTAAAGAAAACAAGATACCTTTCGAGGATTTGTACAGCCGAGAACACGCTTACAGTCGTCCTAGATATGTATACCACGTTGACGACAGCCCTCAGAAACTTATGGATACTGGAGCAGAAAACAAGCTCCTATTCGACCAGCCGTGGAACCGGGGCTGCAAGAATATCCTAGGGGAGTTAAAGAGGGTTAAGAGTTGGAAAGAAGTATTGGAGGTAATAAATGGCAGGGCATCCTAGATTCAAAGAAATCGCCGAAGAAGAGCAGAGGTTACATGACGAAAAGAACGCTGACTATGCTGGTGGCGGCGACCCTCTGGGTAATTTTAATAGGGTGGCTAGTATACTGGGTCTGTACCCGAATCTTAGGCTGGTAGACCCTACCGTAGTTGCCCTGGTTTACATGATGAAGCAGCTTGACGCCGCCCTGTGGATGCTCAACGGACAGTATGAGGGTAAGGTAGAGAACGTAGACACCCGGCTGCGTGATGTCCATGTCTACGCAAAGCTGGCTCGGATTTTACACGGGGAGAAAAAACCAAAATACCCCGACAAAAGACCTTGACATCCTCCCCTGGCGGCGTGGTATAATAGAAGTACGGGAGTAGACCCGAAGAGGCGTATCGAGGCACTAGTCTCGCACCCTCTTCGGGTGGGCATAAAAACTATGAGTGAGAATTTTGATGAAAAGCCCCCGCCTGCTATACAAGATAGCGAAAGAAGCGGTAGCCCTCATGGGCATAATGGAGCTAGTGTTAGCGACGTATGCTGGCTTCCTGTTTGGCGCGGGGGAATACTGCCGGGGCTGGCTATTCACTGGGATTCTTGCTCTCATCGGTTACAGTAGCACGAAACTTTGGATATGGGTGATGGGAAACCTTAATGAAAAAAGATGAAGCTCTACAAGGCGCGATTCTTGAGAAGCTCACCTTTGAAACACATAAGTACATCGTCCTTGCCAGTATAGCACAAGGAATCCAGCTAGACCCTTCCCGCGTAAGAGTATCCCTGGAAGCAAACCAGCCTGGAAAGCTACTGGGGCAGGCTGTAATAACTATCCTCACACAACACGACACCCTCTGTCGTTACCCCAGGGGATGGTTCCAGGCTTTCAAACTACAGTTCTTTCCTGAGTGGCTGCTACGTCTGTTCCCCGTGAAGTATGTTCACGTTGATGCCGTTTACAAATTCCCCGAAATGAACCCACCTGAAAGTGTGCTCGGCAAGCAGTTTGTAACCCTGAGAATAATAGACGAGGATAAAATGAGGAAGAACCTATGTTGACAGTAGATGTGATTCCTTCCTTTGAGTGTGCCGGGGTTACGGTAAAGTATACCGACGAGACTTCTACCCCGACGATACAGTTCAGAGAAGCCGGTGGCGTGTGGCACCGTGCCCACACCCTGTATAACTATGCTCTGATAAAAGAGTTCCGGGGCAGTATCTTCTGGCTGAAAGAGAACACTGACTACGAGGTAGAAGTCGGGGGAGTTACTAAAACATTTAAGACTCGCAACAGCCATCCACCTATGGCAGAACTAAAAATTATAACTTCGGGGACTACGATAACTGAATCAGGTACACCCGAAGGGTATATCTACTATACTTGCCTTGAAAACAATATTGGCTCAGTAGTTGTTAGAGCTTCTTATATTGTTCTTGTTGGCCTTCTTGTTAAAGACACCCCCGACACCGGCATCTTAGTATCTGGAGAAAACATAGAGGGGCAGGTACACGATGTTATCTTAGATGGCTGCCAGCTAGCAAACAACGGGCCGACGGCTGTAGACTCCCCGTCTATCTCCTCAATCCGTATTGACTACGCGGCTTCTCGTGTGACTGTCCAGAACTGTGACATATATGTTACTAACCCTAACGCCCTAGGAGACAGGAACGGTATTTACCACTGGAGAGCCGGGGAGCAGCTTGTATTCCGGCACAATAAGATACACGGTGAACCCTGGGATGGTATCGGCGGCGGGCCAGAAGGGTCTACCGCTACCCTCAACGACTGTGACGTATACGAGAACGAGATAACCGAGGCGTGGGACGACGGCATACAAATAGAAGGTGGCTGCATCAACACTAGAGCCTGGGGGAACAAGATAAAGTCTTCCATGCTTGGTATCACAGTTGCCCCCGTGCTCGAAGGCCCGGCTTACATCCTGTTCAACCAGGTCTGCGCCGACAAGACTAAACGTATTGTAGGAGTTAATGGCCTACTTGGTTCTGGGAAAGGCGCGGGCAGAGTCTACTGCTACAACAATAGCTTCTGGGGCATGGCTGGCAGCATTGGCTTCAGCGCCAAGAACTACGGCGTGTACAACCACATCTGCCAAAACAACATCATCTATACGGACAGGTATGCTATCGAGTGGGGCCACGAACCAGACGGCACCGACTGTGTTATGACTAGCAATATCCTGAGCCACCGGGACACCGGGTACAAACTGATAAAGTGGGGAGCAGCGGCAACTAACTACGTCTTGGGCAGCAACCTGGAAGATGTAGACCCGCTGTTTGTTGATGTCACAATCGGTGATTTCAACTTGAGTCCGGGTTCTCCGGCTATAGGGGCAGGTGTAGTATTGCCGAACATCAATGATGATACTGCCCCAGTAAAGTACAGAGGAAACAATATCGGCGCGGTACAATCTACAGAGGAGGAACCAATAGTAGGAGAAATGAAAACATTTAGTGGCGGCGTAAGCGACCAGGTAGCAGCGGCAGAGGTTATAACAGTGGCAATAACTACACCATTAGGAAGCACTGATGTAATAACGGGGGCTACCTTAGAAGATAAGAGTTACAGCGTAACCTATGAGGCTACCCAACCAGGGACTTATCTGGTAGTAGCTACCATCGGCAACGATGGTGTGTACTCTAGCGCAATTAGCCCAGAGAAAACTTTTAGTGTTCTTATCCCTAGAACTATCACGCTGGAGATAAGCTAATGGACAAGTACCTTACCTGTTCAAAGTGTGGCGCGGTTGGAGTCACCCTGGTCGGGGCCGGGGATAAACAGCACAGGACATACTCCTGCCAAGACATACACTACTGTACCCGGCGACAGCTAAAAAGAAAAGGCAAGCTCTGTAGTATAAGAACTTGCCTTAACGAAGCTAAATATTCGTGTAGCTGCGGGGTGGAGTTATGCGAGGCACATTCAATGGTGCCCCAACACGCTACTCATTTGAAGACTTCCCAGATGCTCACCCCCAGCACACCGCTGCCGACCAGTACACCAAAGACTATAAGAACCTGACGCCGGAACTTTAGGAAATCATCTTCCAGCTTATTGTTCTTTTCACAATGTTGCTTGAACGAAGGAATCAGCCCTGTACCGTCAAAGGTCAGGGCTGTTTTTATTTCAGTGACAGCACTAGAAAGCTCATCTGTCTTCTTGTCTAGGTTAGCCAACATAGTTAATATTTCGTGGTCTTCCATTTTAGCCCCTTCCTGTCGAGTGGTCACGGCCCGCTATGGCTTCTTGTACATAGTATCTAGCGTTTTGCATAGCCATGTCCTCGTCAATATAAATAACATTCATACCCCAAGAAGCCATCATAGCTCGTACATAAGCATCGTGAGTCCTTTCCGCGAAGCCAGAGTGGTAGTACCGGCTCTGCACATTTATTGCCATGTTCAAGTCTGGCATAGTAAAGTCTAAAACAGCCCCGCCATATTCCTGCCGACCACCTGCTTGCGGAGACTGGTAGATAAAGTCTTCCCCTTCGATGTAGCCTAGTTGTTTCAAGGCAAGGTAAACTGCATATTCTGGGGCGCTGCCAGGCCACTCCGGGGGTACATTCTCTCTTGTTATTGGCATTACACTTCCACCAGGAGCAGCGAGTACATCCCATCCCCGCGCTTGCCGGTTGTGTTCTGCCCTGAAATGTTCTTTACTTCAACATATCTGTCGGTGCCGTCGAAGTTGAACACTAGCAAAGTAGAGGCCGAGGTAGCCGTTCTTAGGGCAGAGATTTGGTCTACGGGGCTTCTGCCGTCGTAGTCTAGTCGGCAGTCGATGTCCACCCGGTAGCCCCAGGCGACACGCGACCTCTTAATGTAGGACAAGACTACGGAGCGTATAATGGGGCTGGTAGTTGTCGTCCCACCTCGCGCCAGGTCGAATCGGAACTGTATGTCGCGGAACGATACCCCGACACTTGAAGCAAAGCTATACTCTGTTTCTCCGCCGGCTGTGATAGTACCTAGGGTAGTCCAGCCGTCGGCTATTGTACCGTAGGTATGGTTGAGTCGGTACTTGACTACTACCGTTTCCGTAGCCGAGGCGTCAGCCACATCAATCTTTACTCGTATTGCAACCTTGTCTTCTCGTTTCCACCCGGCATCGAACCAGGGTGTAATGTGAACCCCGGAGGCAGCATAGACATAGGCAGAGTTCTTCTTAGGTTTCGTGCTGCCCCGCTGGAGGACAACATAGTTGGTGACGTTGTTAGTTATAAACCACAAGCGGTAGGCATATACAGAAGCCTCAACACCCGATGTCATAGTCTGTTCCGTGGCAGAATCAATCCACATGGGACTCCAGCCGCCACCATCGTAGGACATAAGTGAAGAGGTAGAGGTTCCCGTGGACTGTGTGGAATCCAGAAGGGCATACAAGTGTGTCTGCCCTGGTATCAACGAGATTATTTCTGCGTTATATTCAGAGGGCAGGCCATCGTCCTTGTCCAGTCCGACATTTTGTATCGTAGCGGTTGACCCGGCAGCGTACTTGTACAAGGAAAGGCCAGAAGGAATATAAGAGGCGTCTTGCCAGCGGCAAGCCCCTACACCTGCATTAGGATGCTTAGGTAGGGACAGTTCGGTGGCTAAGAACAGCGTGTTTGTGTTGTCATGGGCATACAAGCCTACAGTAGACGAGGCGTAGATGATTTCTACTCCGTCGGCGTCGCGGTACAGGAACAGATTTTTGGCTGGTCTAGCATCCAGGGGCAACACAGCGTCGTTGGTAAACGCAGGGCTGGCGGCGTTGGGAGTAGCCGCGTACTTTAGCTGCCCGGAAGTATTGATTGCGTAGAATTTGTTGCTCCAGGTGATGCCCTTGTCTACTCCTGAAACATCTGTTTGAGTAAATACCTCAGAAGTATTCATGTAGACGTAGTTGGTGCCATCACCTAGCGCAATAACTAGAGTGCTATTTACTGTAGAGATAAGCCCTGTGATTGTAGCAGGCATATACGCGAGAAGAGTCCAAGCGTCCCCGGTAGCGTTTAGCTTTGCTACCCAGCGACCAAAGGCAGCATAAAGGTTACTGTTAAAAGTAATTAGATAGTTCGGGTTTCCTACGGCAGAAGTACCTCTGGTAATCGTAGCAGTATCAGCAAATATGGTACTGCTAGTAGACCCCTCTGTAATTTTAAGCCGTAGTCTGGTTGCCGCAAGGCTAAGTGTTCTAGTCACTGTTAATAGTGTCCAGGCGGCAGCAGTAGCCAAGCTACTATCGCTAGTACCTACTCCATCATCAATAGTCAGCTTACCGTTAGTACCAGCAGGGCACCATACATACATCGAGAACGTATATGGTGCTCCCCGGTAATAGTTAGTAGCATCCTGGTAAGTAGGGTCGCTACTTATGTTTCCCCAAGAGTAACTGCCTCCTTGTGCTCTAGCAGCACTTCTCGCCCCGTTTGTCCAGCCAGTTTCTAGCTCGCAGTCTCCATTTATTATAGCAACAGTAGCAGGAGTAGGAGAAGCAACAGAAGATACCAGTGGCCCTAGAGTTATTTCTTTCTTGTACCGGGTGTCACAGGTACTCCACCAGGAACGGTCAACGTGCACCGCCTCGTCCATTTCCTCAATGAGTATGCCCCCGCGCTGGTCGTCCATAATCCAGGCGGAAGCAGTTGGTTCATCTGTTTCTGAGTAATCCCCGGTTACTACTTTCCCAGGCATGACAGAAGCTAGTGTTGGTCGAACCGGGCCAGACAGCTTGTATCGTACACCATTAAGCAGTATCTCGTCTTTGCGAACAACCTTCGTTGCCACTAGAACACCCTCTTACTGTCCGGGGGGAACTTAGTAAACGCCTTGGGGCGTTCCAGTTCTACCATCCGGGCCATTGTCTTATATCGTTCAGTGTAGTCTTTTTCATTGGCAGAGTTAGCCAGCAGCCACGCGGAAGCAAAGGCCACGACAAAGTTAGGAGAAACTGTGCAGGCGTCTGTGTCTAAAGTTAAATGAGCGTGTTTGCCTAGACCCTCTATTCGTAAGGCTCTGCTATCTGTCAGTTCACTCTCTCCCCAGAGGCCGGTGTAGTAGTTAGAGTCGTTGCCCAGGTCGTATGTTTTCATATCATCCGGGGTCTTGATGAACTGTATCTTGGGGATTCCAGAGCCGCGTACTATTCTATACTGGTGTGGAGGAATCGGCTCATTGGTGAAGTCACCGTTTACGTCTGCCATTGTGATACGGTAGATATACATGAACCCAGCAGGAACATTGTACTCGTAGACCCCCGCTGCTAAAGTAACATTGGTTTCGTCTATCATTTCGACAAAGTTCTTCTGGGCATTGGCCTCGTCGATTGCCATGTTAATGACAGAGTGGATAGTCGAGCGCTTCCACTGTGGCGAGTGGATAGAATACAAAATACCCGAACCTGGTGCTGCCCCAGTAGCCGGGCCAAAGGTAAGGGTAGTTCCTGAAAGTGCCCAGTCAGACACTTTCTTCTCTGCACCTTTGTACGTCCCGCTTCGCAGATACACCCAGGATTCCAGGTTGTTGAAGAAGTCGTCCTCTTCCCCCCGGCTGCTGTCCACTAAGGTCGTAGTGCTGCCAGCCGCCGTAGTAGTCCCGGCCCACCATTCACCAAGACCTACCCGACAGATACGTTCTACCAGTTCGTCGCGGGTGGTGCTATACAATGACATTTCTTACTCCTACGTTGCTATGCTATCGTTATTCTTGAAGGGATACAGGTGCAGGGTCGTAGCGTCGAACACGATACCGACTATCTTGGTGCAATCCCCGGTTGTACTAGGGGCAGTCTCGGTGTACATACCATTGCTGGTGCTCTCGGCTACATACACGCTACTGCCAGCGGTGCCCCCGGAGAACCTGTCGCCGCCTACGATACAGAACCCAAAGTAAGCCGTGATGGTCTGCCCTGATACGCCATCTTCCCCGGCGACGCAACGCATTTGAATAGCGGTTCCAACCGTGGCTAAGGCCCGCTTCCAGCCGCCACTGTAGCCGATAGCGTCCCCCTTAACAACGGTTCCGGCTAGCTTAATTGACGCAGGGCTTTCCCCGTAAAATATAGTCGCGCTCGTCTGCCCGTCAGCAAAAGCCATCCTATTTCTCCTTCTTCTTGTCTTTGCCCTTTTGACGGGCAAGGTCTAAGCAAATTGCTACCCGCTGGTCGCTGCTCATGTGCGGCTTCTCTCGCCGGAGAAAGCGAACACAAACTCCAATATCGTCCGTGCTTTCTGGTACTGGTATAGGCATAGCCGCCTCCTATAACCCGTGAACCGGGTCTTTGTCTGGAAGCCAGCGACCCTCTGAATCGTAAAAGTTCTTCGGGTCTACCCCTTTCCAGATTATCTTGAAGGAACAGGTCGAGGGGACTTTGTGTATCTCCGAGCCGCAAGGACAGGTGCTTGGTTCTTCCTGCCCTGGCAAGACTACTTCCTCAGACTTCTTTCCGCATTTGTCACAAACATATTCGTAGATGGGCATTTAGATTTATTCTACCTCTAACTCAATTACTATTCCGTTGGCAACCTTGAGTTTTCTCAAGGTGTGCAGCTTGGAATCAAATGTCCCGGTAACTCCCTTGTCGCCATTGGTGCTCAGTTGCCCCAAAATATCCAGGTCTGTCAGGCTGAGGTGAGTGTGAGCCGCTAGTTCTTCGTCAGTCGCTAAAGACCCGGCTGGCATAGTCTTTACAGAGTGCCAACCATCTGTTAGTTCCCAAAATTCAATAGAGCCGTCTGGGTTTATTACTGTTGATATTCCTCTTACTGGTTCTACCATTTTAGTTCCCCTTGGGGGGAGTTTTGAAGCTCCCCCCAGGTATAATTTTTAGGACTAGAACGCTCCACCAAGGGTATCAAGCTGGAGCATCACGAAGTTGTCGCCGTAGTCAGAAGCGGTACGGCCTAGCAAGTAACCGATTCTCTGGTACAGTTCAGTAGTACCACTTGCGCCGGTTATGATAGAACCGTCCGTGTTGCAGAAAACGTCGCGCTGGTACTGGGTCTGACCAGGCCAGGTTGAAGCACCAGTCAAACAGCTAACAGGGCCAGCCGTAGTTAGCCAGAAGTAGTAGCCGCTGGTTACACTTAACCGGGCAGCACCAATGGCAGAAGCATAGCCGCCGCCGTCAGCACAGTTGCGTACATTCTGGTAGGGGTTCAAGTAGATAGTGATACCTACTGAGGTAGCAGTATCATACTTGAAGCCGGGAGAGGCTATGTAGCAGGTAGTGGAGGTAGCATCGGTAGCGTCGTTGCCAATTACACGATACTGTTGACCAGCTACATTGGTGTCGTCGTATACAAGCAGACGAGCACCGGCATACAGGTTCTTGGTAGCAGCCGTGTCAGCAATCTGGAAGGAGGTGTCCCCGGCAGTAACCGCAGCATAGAATGCACCTTCAAAACCAGAGGTAGCGCTGTTACCAGCCTTACCAGGAACCTGGTAGTAGCTGCATTTCAGGAAGCCGTAAGCAGCCATAGCTGCCCCAGCTTTGCAGTAACGCCAAAGGTTTCCATCTTTGAGAAGCTGGGCACCGATGGGATACTTCTGGGATATAGACTGGGTGAACAGGTCAGCTTCAGTAGGAATAGTGGTATTGATATGCTCCGGCATACAATACTCAGGCAGGAACAGCATTTCAGACCTGTTCTGGAAGACGGTAGTACCCACTCTTACAAGTTCATTTTCAACGGTCATTTTAAGTTATTTCTCCTCGTTATTTTATGGCAAGGGCGTATAAGGTTCTACCTTATGCCGTCACCGTACCATCTGCATCAACGCCATCGACCTTACCACAGGAGCGTAGGTCTTCAAGTTTAAGACCAGTGTACCACTTAATGCGGTATCGAGTAGCGTCCTTGGTTTCAAGCTGTCCGAGTTCCTGGGTTTCTACCTGGTTGCTGCCCTGGACGCCACAACACGCCTGGGGGCCGAAGTTGAGCAGGAAGATGGTCGTGTTGCCGCCACCAGTAGAGGCAGAGTAAGCGCCGGAAGCAGCGGTTTCGGTATCCAGAATGAAGTCGTCGGTTACAATCGGGATACCATCGAATCCGGGTACGAACCCGCCGAACCTGGGGGCATTGACCGGCTGGAGTTTATCGCCAATCGAGTCAAAGTAGGTGCTTATGCTGCGCCGCATCAGCTTGGACATAACAATAAGCTCTATGCCATCGGCATAGTTCAGGTCGATTGCGCTGCGAACCTTGTTGATGGACAGGGCGCTGCCGGTGCTGGAACCAGCGTGTACAGTGTTGTAGGTAGTGCTGGTCATGAGAACCTGGAGGCCATCAAACGCATTAGCGTCTGAGGAATCGTCCCCGTAGTAAAAGGTTTCCATGAACTTGTTTTTGATAGCCTTAACCTTGTTCTGGAGAGCCGTCTGGGTTACATTGATACGACCACGGGTACGAGACAGGAAGTTATCAATATCAACGTCGCCGCCGAGGATTTTCAGGGTGACGGTCTGTTGAGTGATAACGTGGGTGCTTTCAGACCACGTTCCACCAGGAGCGTAGAAGGAAGCAGTCGAGTCCGTAGTAATCTGGTCGTAGGTAAGAGAGTTGCCCATCAACTCTTCAAAGGGAAGATTTTGCAGGATGGCGTTCTTTTTAGTGAGCAAGTCAATTACGATAGTAGAAAGATGAGTAGTATCGTATTTGTTGCCCTCAGTAAGCGTGGCAATAGCCATTTTTAAGTCTCCTTAATATTTTGTTTCAGCCAGGCGTTCAGTTTACCGTCAGCATCTAGTTTACTCCAGTCGTCGCCTTTAACCGGGGTCTGCTGACCTTTATCCGTTGTGACTGGCGGTTGAGTACCAGTACGCAGCCTTTCCACTTCCAACCGTAGAGCAATTCGCTCCATGTCTTTCGGGTCTTCAGCCTTCAGCAATTCCTCAACAGAAGCAGGTTCCAGGCTATGCTCTTTGACTAACCTCTCTGCCCCCAGCATCATAAGGGCAGCGTTAATCTCTTTCTCGCGCCGGGACAGTTCTGATTCCTTGGCTTCAAGGTTTACTCGTTTGTCGAAGATAGCTGCGGCTTCTACCTTGTCGATGCCTTTGCCTTCAGCTTCCTTGATGAAATCGAACTTAGCCCTCTCGCGTTCCTTGGAAACCAACTCAGTAATCTTAGATTGGACACTCTCGACTTCTGCTTTGTGTTTCTTCTGGAGTTCAGCTATCTCCCGGTCTTTGCTAGCCTGGTACCTCTTGAAGTCGTCTGGAGTAAATGCTTTGGCCTCTTCCTTCTTGACTGGAGCTTTCGCGGCCTCCCCGCTAGGTTGGGTTTCGCCTTTCCCCTTTCCATCGTCTTTGACCGGGGCGGTTCCCTGCTGTGCAGGAAGCTGCTCTGCCTCTGTCGATGAAGCTGGGTTCTTTGGGTCTACCACTATGTTATCCTCCACGATTTTATTTGCTCACGAAATGGGCCGAAGCCTACTTCGCTGTAGCTCTTGGTTTATAAGGTTCTCTTTCTGGGCTTTGGTATGATGTACTCGTAGCTGTCGTTCCCGTTCTAGGTTTGTAGCCGCCCCCGCCACCACCTAGGTCTGACCACCCGGAACCCTCAGCGGCTATCTGTTTAATCTCAAGCTCAATAGCCTTGACTTCATCGGGCAAATAATCGAGGTAGTCATTGTTGTGTTTCAAAATGTAATCACGAATCTCCGGGGGCAGTTGCTCAAGAAAGAAGTCAGATGCTTTCTTGGTGGCATCCCAGTCAATAACTCCATACTTTCCAATCACTGGGTTTGCCCAGACCTCTTGATAGTCGTCCATGGCGGTATCTTCTGGCTTCTGGTTCTCTCGGTACTGCTCTTCCTTTTGTTCGTCCGTAAGTCCTTCCAGGTCTAGGCGCATGGCCCAGGCCACAGCCTTACCTGCCCTGTTCTCTGCCTTGATAATACTACGCTGTTTGAAGAACTCGTAGGTGTCAATATCGCCAGCTTTAAGCTGTTGAACCAGGTTCAACATTTGCTGGCTATATTTATCGGCTACACTGTTCTTAGCGTTGAACCAAGCCCTAGACGGTTCAGCAGCCGTGTTCAAATAATACTGCGCCGAAATCTGCTGCTCAAGGGCGGACAACTCTGGGTTCTTTACCTCCAGGTCGTGTATCTGGCCTTCGTTCAGGTCGTCCCACTTGGTTACTGGGTTGCCATCAATGGTAGTCAACTCAGTATTCTTCAAGAGGTCTAGCTGTGTAGCAGTCAGTTTATCGTACAGGCTAACCGGCCTGGTCGGGAAGCCAACCCACTCCACGCCGCCAGCTATTGCTCCAATTTTAGGTTCTACATCACTCAGTATAAAGTCTAGCCCGGTAGCAACACCGAAGGGCAAGAACTGTTGTGCTTCAGCAGCAGCTTTCTCGCCAAGGGTATCAAGCCTGTTACCAAGGAAGTCTCTACCTGATATAACATCCCAGGCGATACCAACTAACGGGGACGCGCTGCTTCTGTACCAGGTAGCAAACGCCCCGGAAAGATTCTTGGTCTTTTCCAAAGGGTCGTCACCTGTAACCATAGCCTGCCCTATCTCTCCACCAAGCCGGAGCATCTGACGAGCCATGCCTCCGACTCCCACCCACATATTGCCAACCTTGATATTCAAGAATCCCCCGCCATCAGGACGGAATATTGACTGCGGGTGGTTCGGGTTAAGCCGTTCTTCCTGCCCTGTAGCGTAGGCCAGTCCAGTAAATGCAGCGGCGGCACCAGCCATCCACTTGCCAAGAGCCTTACGAGCCAAGTCCCCGCGAATCCCACCCTGGGCAGCATCCAAGAACAGAGCAAACGCGGCTCTCTTCATCCGGGCAGCGTAGAACGTAGTGCCTTCAATCAACCTCTGCCGGGCCGGAACCCCCATAGACTCTGTGTTTACTACGGCAGTCAAGTGGTTCAAGTGGTCTGCTAATTGCTGTAGACCAGTTATGCCACGCTTCGACGCCGTGGGTTCCAGAGCCATAGCCATTTCGGTTCTGTAGTAATAACCAATAAACTCAAACGTCTTCTCGAACCGGCTACCCAGTTTGTTCAACAGAGGCACCTTTGTTATCAGACCAGCACCACGGGCTGCTTGTGTAATATCAGTAGCTTCTAGGCCAGCCAGCGTTGTCTGCCCCATCTTGTTCCAGAGGGCAACCACATCTGGTCGAGCACGGTAGGCATTGATAACCTGGGGATTAGAGAATACCTGCATACCTTTAGCGATACCCCTGGCGTAAGTGATGGGTTGTGTAGCCGCTAGCTGGTAGTTTACTGCGTAGAAACCAGGGTCAAACCCTGTCTGCACAAACCGCACCGCAGCGTTTACATCGTCCCCTATCTTGAGCAGGTGGTCTACTACATCTTTCTCTGGGGCAAACAATTTGTTTGCTGTCGATGTAGCCTCTGCCAGTTCTGGTTTAAGAACGTAGCCTCTGAACGCCGGGAGGTTGATAGTGCCATCTTGCATTACTGCCCTAAAGCCTTTCTCCCCGGCAAAGGTTCCAAGGCTTTTCAGGTCGTCTACTACCAAGCTATTAGCTAGGAGTTTACCAGTGGCCCGGAGTCTAGCCTTCATCGTTTCCTCTGGGCCTTCATAGATAATCCCGGCCTGCTTGAACATTTCCTGCTGGCTGCGAGGGTCACGGGCTTTGAAGTAGTATGGTTTGCTGCCAATCTGCATACCGCCAGGAATTGCCTTGGCCTTCTCCAGAATAGTCTGGCTACCATCCTCGTTGACTACCCCAGCCGCGCGGCGAGAAACATAGAACTCTCCCTCTCCAAGTTCTATCTCTGGGAACTTAACCCCAGCCTTCGTTAATGACTTGGTTTGCAGGGAACCTATCTGGTTGTACACTTTGGCGTACTGCAAAGCAACCGGGTCTTCCCAATAGTAATTGTTCGGTTTGGACAGCACATCCATGATAAAGATAGACTCTGTACCCGGTTTAGATTTGACTCCCTTGGTAACTATCCCTTCTGGGGTCAACCCAAAGATGTCCTTGGAGTTGCCTACCCGGTACAGTTTAGATAAAAGTTGTTGCCCCTGCCGGTTAGTAATATCACTAGCCTGGGCATGGAGTATCTTTGCCCTCCATACTTTGTGTAGAGCAGTAATCCCTTCTCCCCAAATCTTTTCATCGGCAGCAGTAGGAATCTTCTCTATCATCTGCGGGCTGAGAACACGGAGAGCCTTGCTTGCCCCCGGAGCTTTCGCCATAAATTGTAAAGCAGACTTCAGGGCATTGGGTTCAAAGGCCATGGCTTCCAGGTCTTTCTTGTTGGCTAGACCAAACGAGGAGTAGGAACCGCCTATCTTAGCTTTCACTACATCCCCGGTTCTCCACATCGGTTTTGGTTTAGCAATTACTGGGGCCTGCGGGGTCAGGTTAAATTTCACCGGGGTAATCGCTTCCGTAGGGCCAAAGGTAGTAACTACACCGCCCCTAGCTGCGTATCCTTCATACCCTAGAGCCTTAGCCGTGGCGTACTCTACTTCACTACCCTGCTGTCCCAGGTTGCCAAAGTTCTCTCCGAACTGTGACCTGAACCCCTGTAGAAGTTCAGCCTTCTTTGCTTCAAACGCCTGCTGTTCTGCTGGGGTCGCGGTGGCAGCATCATATACCTTTCCAGGTCGCTCTGCAAAGGACACGGCTTTACCAGCAAAGCGAGGCTCTTCTTTTTGTCCGGCCTCGTACCAGTAGGAACGCTTGGCAAACCCTCCCTTGTCATATACGTCTTTGTATTCTTGGAGCATCTTAGACTCTGAACCACTCTGTCCTGTTCCCATGAACTCCGGGCTGACTGTAGTTCTAGCAGTCTCTCCGTAGTGGCGCATGATAGAGATTTCCTTGCCACTTGCCAGGTCGTAGATAGCTTTCTGGTTATGGGCGGTAGCATACGATAACGCCGACTTTTTATTCGGGGTAGTTATCACGATGTCAGCTACAACCTTGTTTATATCTTTGTCGAACCAGGTGCCAACACTTACATCAGACCTGCTCAACAGGTCAGAGTTCTTGGTAATGAACTCACTAAGTTCTGACTTGGTTAGTTTGGCCCCGGTGCTGGTGTAGGCCCTTTCAGGGAAAGCAGATACAGCAAATAACTTTTCTCCTGCTAAGTTCTTAGCAGTTACCAGGTTGAAAGTAGCCCCACCCTTTTCTTCCGTAACTTTGGCTATATCCCCTACAACACTCTTAGCCACTTTAGGGGCAGCATTTCTAGTCAATACCTGGGGTAGCTTCTCCCCTACAGTTTTGACGAGGT